TAAGTGTGGCGGTTGGAAGTTTGAAGCCGTGGTCTGCCACACTTGTCAACTGATTGGAGCAAAGTAATGCCTACATATGAATACAGCTGTAATGAATGCGGCACCTATGGATCAGTGCATAGATCATATGATAATGACAGTGCGCCTATGAGTTGCCCACGTTGTCACTTACAAATGAACAGAATCTATAGCGCACCTGGGCTTATCTTCAAAGGTGGTGGCTGGGGTAAAAATGCCTGAGGCCACAGCTGAGGATTGGGCTTTACAAAACAAATTGCGCCAAGAATGGTTGGCTAATAATTCAGATGCTGATTACATAGGATGGACTTCTATATGACGCCACGCCGTCTGACCTGCGGTTTTAATAATGGATTTGACAGCACGTGCTAGGCTCTAGTGAAGCAGTGGCTCACAAAGCCACAAGGCGAGCCCGACAGGGAAAGCTCGCAAGGTGCTGGCTAGTTGGGATCGCTTTATTCATAGTTAATCTTTGCTTTGTAAAGACTTATTCCGTTGCAGCTGATAACTACAAACCTATTCATTACAAGCAGTACATACTCATACAATTAAATGACTTTGAAGAAGCTTATTGCTTGATAGATCTATACTCTAAAGAAAATAGTAGGTGGGATCCTAAAGCACGTAATGGCTCACACGTGGGTATACCACAAGGCAGGTCTAAGTATCTTGCTACTGTTAATGGTGTTAAGCAGATAGACTGGGGTATCAAGTACATTAACAATAGATATGGGTCTATGTGTAAAGCATTAGATCACTTTAAGCGTAAGGGCTGGCACTAATGAGTGAGCGTGCTATCGGTAGTGGTAAGTGGAAGAAGCTACGAATCACCATACTTGACAGAGATGGATGGCAGTGCGCTATCTGCAACAGACCAGCACACACTGTAGATCACATCATACCCAGAGTTAAAGGTGGCGATATGTGGGCACCTGATAACTTGCAATCTATGTGTAAGAGCTGTAATAGCGCTAAAGGTGGTCGTTTTTTTAGCAGCAAGGCGACCCCCCCTGTCTTTCCTGACTCTTCTCTCCCTGAGACGATCCGAACAGTGCCAGATTCACCATTTAATAAACCTGATACGCTTAATTTCGATGCAAAATGATACGGAAATAAAACAGACCTCACGAGGGGTCGGGCTAATTGGCAGCACTGAGCCTAGAATCCACACGCCTTTACTCAAAGGTCGCACAAGGTCGCAAGAGGTTGCAGATCTAGCTGAGAAAATAGGTTTGCCGTTAATACCCTGGCAACGCTGGGTACTAGATGATCTACTAGCTGTAGATGATGCAGATACCTGGCGCAAGAAAACCGCTCTAGTGCTTGTAGCTCGTCAAAATGGCAAGACCCACTTAGCACGTATGCTGATCCTGAGCCATCTATTCTTATGGGGCTCTAAGAATGTACTGGGTATGTCCTCTAATCGAAATATGGCATTAGATACCTTTAGACAAGTTGCTTACACAATAGAAGACAATCAATTCTTAAAAGATCAAGTAAGGCAGATACGCCTGGCTAATGGTCAAGAATCTATAACCTTACTTAATGGCGCTAGGTATGAAATTGCAGCAGCTACTAGAGATGCACCTCGTGGTAAGACCGCAGATTTTCTGTATATTGATGAGTTAAGAGAGTGGACACAAGAATCGTTTACAGCTGCACTGCCAGTCACACGTGCTCGCCCTAATGCGATGACTCTAATGACAAGTAACGCAGGTGATGGGTTTAGCACTGTGTTAAATGATCTAAGAGAGCGTTGTCTATCATACCCACCTGAGAATTTAGGATTTTATGAGTACAGTGCGCCACAGCATTCTAAAATAAATGATCGTAAAGCCTGGGCTATGGCTAATCCAGCATTAGGGCATTTAATAACTGAGCAGACATTAGAAGAATCGGTTAGCACTAACAGCATAGAAGCCACAAAGACCGAGATGCTTTGTATGTGGGTAGACAGCACTGTCAGCCCCTGGGTATATGGATCAATCGAGCAGTGCAGCGATAGCAGCCTAGAGATACCTGTCGGGCCACAGACAATTATGGCATTTGATATTGCACCGACAAGGCGATCAGGTGCTTTGGTTATGGGTCAAGTCAAAGATGGAAAGATAGCAGTCGGATTAGCACAACTGTGGCATAGCGATATAGCAATAGATGAAATCAAGATGGCTAGTGACATAAATGAGTGGGCACGTAAGTACCATCCACACACGATTTGTTATGACAAGTACGCCACGCAAACTATTGCTACAAGACTTGAGCAAAGCGGATGGCGTATGGTCGATGTGTCAGGCCAGGCGTTTTATCAGGCGTGCTCAGACCTAGCAGATGGCCTGGCTAATAATCGAGTAGTCCATTCTGGGCAAGCAGAGCTAGTACAGCACTTAAATAACTGTGCCGCTAAGACTAACGATGCTGGTTGGCGCATAATACGTAGAAAATCGGCTGGTGATGTTACAGCCGCTATATCACTGGCTATGGTTGTAAGTCAATTAACTAAACCACAACAAACTGCGCAAATCTTTGTCTAACTTGCACCAATAGTCCGATTTATGGTATAAAGTATACATATGGGTCTATTGTCTGCTTTGGGTATAACCAAAAAAACTGAAAACGTCCAAGCGCAATACGCCCCTGCCATTATGGACACAGCTTATGGCTATGGTTCATTTACAACTGGTGTTGGTAATTTCCCTGGTGGATTAGATCGCAACTTAGCGATGCAAGTACCAGCAGTTAGCCGTTGCAGAAATCTTATAGCTGGTGTAGTTTCTTACTTGCCATTAAAACTTTACAAAAAGTCTAATGGTGAGGCGTTGGGGAACCCTCTTTGGATCGACCAACCAGACTATCGGCAACCTAGATCCGTCACAATATCCTGGACTGTCGATAGTTTGTTGTTTTATGGCGTTGCATATTGGCGTGTTACAGAATTATATGCAGATGATTTAAGACCATCACGATTTGAGTGGGTCGCTAATAATCGAGTTACATTTACTACAAATAAATTTGGCACAGAGGTTGAAAAGTATTATGTAGATGGCGTTGATGCACCTATGTCTGGTATTGGATCTCTCATTACATTCCAAGGCCTAACACAAGGTGTATTACAAACCGCAGCACGTACAATACAAGCTGCATTGGATTTAGAAAAAGCCGCCGCAATATCTGCTGCAACACCAATGGCTACAGGCTTTATAAAAAACACAGGTGCAGATATGCCAGAAGCACAGGTACAAGGATTATTAGCTGCTTGGAAGTCAGCACGTCAAAATAGAAGTACAGCATATTTAACTAGCACCTTATCTTATGAGCCAGTGGGCTTTAGTCCTAAAGATATGATGTATAACGAAGCACAACAATATCTAGCAACGCAAATTGCCAGAGCTATGAACGTGCCTGCATATTACATATCAGCAGATATGAATAACAGTATGACCTATCAAAACATTATCGATGGTCGTAAAGAGTTTGTCGCTTATTCATTACAGCCATTTATTTGCGCTATTGAAGATCGCTTATCTATGGATGATATAACCGCACGAGGTCATATTGTTAGATTTGCTATCGAAGAATCGTTTTTAAGAGCTGACACAATGAAGCGCTTAGAAGCATTAGAAAAAATGATTAACTTAGGTTTAATCGATGTTGAACAAGCCAAAGAAATGGAACAAATGACACCTAACGGGAGAGAACAAGACGATGATACTTACATTCAGTAGCCAGGTAGAAGCTGCGGATACAGAGCGCAGAATAATTGCTGGCAAAATTGTGCCATTTGAAGAAGTAGGCAATACCTCAGTAGGTAAAGTGGTCTTTGCTAAAGGTTCTATCGAGATCGGTGACCCAGGCAAGGTTAAGATGCTTATGCAACACAGTGCAGAGCGCCCTATCGGTAGGATGCAAAAATTCAACCAGGCAGAGGATGGCATTTACGCATCATTTAAAATCAGTGCATCAATGCAAGGCCAAGATGCTTTAATCCTTGCAGGCGAGCAGTTGATCGATGGTTTGTCAGTCGGTGTAGATGTTAATAAGTCTGTACAGAAAAAAGATTATTTATATGTAACTAGCGCAACTTTAAAAGAAGTTAGCCTAGTCGAATCACCTGCATTTAGTGCAGCGCAAGTAACTAAAGTTGCTGCTAGCGAAAGCGAAGCAGAGACACCAATCGAAACTAAAGAAAGCGAGGCTCCTGTGGAAGATTTAGCAACAGCGCCACAAGAAGCAAAGGCAGAGGCTGCTACTCCTACAGTAGAAGCCGCACGCCCAGTAATTACAGCACCACTTATCCAAACTTCTGTACGTTCACCAATCAATTCAATGGGATCATATACAGAGCACAAAATTAAAGCTGCATTAGGTAACGATGATTCTAAACTGTATATTGCTGCAGCCGATGATTCATTTTCAACTAACCCAGCATTCAACCCAACACAGTACCTAAGCGAGTTTGTAACTAACACACGTTTTGGCACACCAGCAATTGATGCTTGTTCACAAGGCACACTGCCAGCATCAGGTATGACAATTAACGTACCATCTTTGGTAACTTCTTCAGGTGGCGGAACGGGTGTAGCACCAGTTGTAACTGTTGAGGCAGAGGCTGGAGCAGTACAAAACACAGGTATGGAAACTGCTTATCTAACAGGCACAGTGTCTAAATACTCAGGTATGAACACACTATCTGTCGAATTGTTAGAGCGTTCAGACCCTAACTTCTATGCAGAACTTACTAAGCAATTAGAGTATGCATATTTAAAGACAATCGACACCACAGTATTAACTGCACTTCTTGCAGCTGGTATGAATGGTACAAATACATCTGCTGATCTAGATGGTATCGTTGCATTCACTACAGAAGGCGCACGTACTATCTACTCAAACACAGGTTACTTTGCACAAAATTACATCGCTAACCCAGCACAATGGGGTGCGCTAATTGGTGCACAAGATACAACAAAGCGCCCAGTATTTAATGCGCTACAACCTATGAACGCAGGCGGACAAGTTAATCCAACATCTATCCGTGGTAACGTGCTAGGACTTGATCTATACGTAGACAAGAACTTCTCAGCTACTACATTTGATGATGATTCAGCAGTTATTCTTGCACCAGAGGCATTTACTGTATATCGCTCACCTCAGGCATTTATGTCTGTAAACGTAGTATCAAATCTACAAGTACAGGTTGCTATCTACGGATATATGGCAACAATTGCCAAGATGCCTAACGGAATCTTAAAGTACAAGAAGACCTGATAAGACCGATCAAATAAGTAATCTCTGGGGTTTAGTAGCCCTAGCCCCAGAGAGCTATTAGCAAAGGAGTAGAGATGCCAGCAACGTTTGTTACAACAGCCGAGTTACGGGCTAATCTTGGTATTGGTTCACTCTACTCCGATGCAACAGTGGAAGAATGCTGTCAATCGGCAGAAGATTTAATCCAACAATACTTATGGCACAATGATGCCCCAGTAGTAGGCACAGCCTTACAAGATAACGTGGCAACACTTAT